TGTTGTCCATATTCCAGTTCATACAAAGCTTTCATGTCTGCAATGTCGTGCTCATTAATCATGTGTTCCTCATTTAATGTTTAACCATAAACCAACTTGTGCAAAGGCATAACCTGTCCATATCATACCGTTTGCTGTCTCGCCTTTGAGCCATTGTAGCACACCTACGATGAGATAGCCAATACCTGTAGCACCTACGATCAAATGTTCTACTGTCACGATGGCTTCCTTTCACCTCTTTCAAACTTTTCTCGCTCATCTGCAGAGTTGTGAATGGCTAAAAAATCTTTAGCGTCAATCTGAGGACAGCACCAACAAGTGGGAAGTAATTCATGCTCATACAGATCATCTGTGGGTACTATATGCTGAACAAGGTTTCCCATCTCTGAAACAAAACCAGTCAATATCCAACTCATGTGTCACTCGCTAAGTCTGCTTGGATTAAATTTGCAGCAACTTTCCAATAGTTGTGTACTCCGTTTGCTGCTTCATGCTGAATCATTAACAAAGCAACACAGTCTTTTATGGCTTGTTTATAACCCTGATTAAAGCCTCGCCACCTCTCTTGCGAACTTTTAACACCTTCAGGTGTCATTGGCACAACATAAGCTTCTTTTTCACGCCACTTTTGATAGGCGTTGTGATCTCCACTCATTTCAGAAACTCCTTGATGTCTTCTTTATTCATCTTTGTACGGAACATAGCGTGTGTTCAGTGTTTCAAAACTGCCGTCGTCATTCTTTTTAACTACCCTACTAGTACGTACAGCTTCTCGCCCCCACACATAATGATCTAGTGTAAATACATGTGCAACTTCAGCGCCGGGAAACATTTCTGTATCCCACCTAGGTTGCCCTAGGAAATATACTACTGGTTTTACTTTGTCCATATCATCTCCATAGATGGATAGCATTGTAGCAGAATGGTTTTGCATTGCTCAGCTAACTCACGATGTTCTTTCTGAGTAGATGGGTCAGTGCGAACATCAATGTAATGTAGCCAATTGCGTAGTGTACCCTTCATGTACATGCGGCTCATGGTTAGTCCTTCTGGCAACACCTTACGTGCAACTTCTTTAGCAATGCCACGTTCCAATGCTTGTGAATAAACACTATAACACTCGCTAATAATTTTGCTCTGCTGATATTCCCACCACGACTTAAGCATACTGTCGTCTGTTTCCAAACTATTCTGCCTATTCTTAGTGTCTTGTAGTCGTGCATCACTGGTTTCAAATTGACTGACCTCAGCATAACGCTGGCTAAACTCTTGGAAATAGAAACTGCGATGACGTAACACTTGTCGTGCAATGTCTCGTGTAGTTTCAATTTCAACACACATATCCACCATGTCTAGAGGCGACCAGTGTTTATGGTTGACAAGATATTTGATTAGCTTAGATGCAGTCGCCTTATTGTCTTGATTTTCTGGATTGCTTACACGTGCCATGTAAGCTACCAGTTCCTCACCTTCCGGTGTACTCCAAATAAGTTTTGTTTTGCTCATATTCTTTCAGTTGTCGTTGCCAATCTTTAGTACGCTCGTTATTAATAACTTCACGCCGCCTATTCTTCCCAATCTTCTCCAGTTCCAAAGTCGAACGGCTCGTCTTCAACTGTGTCTTCTTCTGTGTCGTCATACGCTTCAAAAAACTTATTGTAGTTTGCAACTAGAACATCTGGTAATAGCTGAATGAAGTCTTCTACAGATAGTCCTAGTGCAATAGTGAGTTCAACAGGGTCGTCAAAGTTCTCTTCAATAAACTGCTTCACCTTCCATAATTTGTCATTATAGTTCATCCTCAACAACCCTCACTACTTGTTTCTTTTTCTTCCACTCTTTACGTTTAAGTTCAGATTGTTTTAAATCTTCTGCCATAGCTTCATAATTGTTTGTGTAGTAGTCGTGCATCTTCTTCACTTCTTCTAACAGCAAACCTAGCTTCATATATTTTGTAGGCAAATCGTCTACATCATATACACTGAAGTCTAGACTGACGTTTCGATTACAGTCTGAAATGGTGATGTTACCATCAATGCCGTCACCTAAGTCCCAACTAGCTACTGTTGATTCAATGGCAGCAATGCCTTCTTTCTTGTTTAGAAACTTACGCGAGTAATATTTAAACTTCGCCATAACGCTTTCCTAAATATTCAATTGATAGAAACATCTCATCAAAGTGACCATCGTTAACTTCGTTCAGCATAACAAGCCCACGCCAGTGTTTGTTGCTAAGCTGATCCATGTAACTCTCGTCATGTAGATAGTAGCTTCCTGCAATTATAGCACAGATAGATTGACCATCTGCACGTTTGCCATAGGCTACTTGTTTTCCTTGTTGATGGCCAGCAATGCAAGACATATGGAGCTTACTAATAATAGCACTAGCAGTACCAGCGGGCCTGCCCATAGCTCCAACAGGCCAATAATGGTTGAAACCAACGCCATTGATAAAAATAGGATGGAGGAATTCATGGACAATCCAATCTTTTTCGTAACATAAATCCTTGGTGGAGATGAGTCCTTCAAGGGTCGGGTTGTTGTTCACTGCTCTATTGATACGATTCTCATGGTTGCCTAACAGCATGTGCATAACTGGCTTATACACTTTCTCTTTGTTCTTCTTCTGCTTGTCTTGCAACTCACGTAGAGGGGCTAGCAGTTTCTGCATAGCCTCCTTAACTACCTCTACATCCTTCTTGTAACGCAATCCTTCAAAGTATTTAGAACCTTTAATGTCATGCGTAGACAGTGATGGCATGTCAGCAAAGTCACCTAAGTTCACCACAACATCAGGCCGGTAATCTATAATAGCTTTACCAGCCCATGTGAGATGATCTGTAGGTACGCCTTCCTTAATCTGACAATCCGGGATGACCAGTATCTTCATCTTCTTCCTCAGCAAGTTTATCAAACTTTGACCAGTAGCCGTTAATGTAACCTTGCACTCGTTCTTTTACACCTACATAACCTACACAATCTAGGAATCGTGCAAACTCTAGGATGATGTTATCCCATGCAGTGTCACTACTGAACGTAACTGCGTGATTAATAACCTTCACATGCGGATATTCAACGTCTGGGAATGTGCAATCTGATTCTGGTTGCGACTCGCTGAAATGAAATTCAAAATGTTTTGTCATGTCAATGCTCCTTAAAATGGAATGTCATCTTCTACTACAAGAAATGCCTTGATTGGTTTATATGCAACTACACCTTCATTGCTGTACTCACCATGATATTCAGCAGCACTTTTAGCACTCTTCTCTGAAACATACAACTTAGGCGTAGATGTGTTTTGCATTAACATAAACTCACCTGTTGCCTGATGTTCCAGTAGCCATGCTTCTTTAACTACTCGCATCTGTAACCTCCATAACTCGTGGAACATCCACCACTTCAACTAGAAACTCTGGGCCAGAGGCATACAAGAATGTACGCATTTCAGGCCAGCATTCCTTCTTAAAGTTGCAATAGCTGCAACTGGTACACAGCTTCTTATTCTTGCTGGTCTTGCTAGCAGGGACGGGTTCTAGTCGTTGAATCGAATTAAGTGACTCTAGACTAACAGTCTCTACAGCATGTTCAGCTTGCAGCTTAAACAGCCCTTTGTTTACTTCAATGGGGTAGTAGTTTACGTGCCCGAGTTCTTTCTGGATAGTAAGAAAACCAGCATTATCAGCGTTAAGAGTAGTAGCATAGCCGTTAAGTTGTTGGTAATATCCGAATGGATCGTCAACTAGATTGTTCTTAAACTTTTCTTCAGAATATTTAGTAACACTCTTTACGTCAACAGGAACACCATCAATGATGGCATCAATGCGACCTCGTACAACCCAACCATCACCAACCTCATATGTCACACGCTCTTGCTTACTAGTAACACTGTGACCAGCATCCTCAGCTACGTTCAACACCAACTCTTCTAGAATGTCACCATAAAAGAATTTGAGTAGGCTGCGACCATCAGGCTTCTCGCCAACGCTAGGCATGTTGTACTTATACCACAGACGACGTGGGCAGGGATCACCTACCTCGCTGAAGTACAGCACCTTGTCTTCTCGTGTGCGCTCTTCCTTGTTAAACCACTTGTCATAGCTGACATGCACGTGGTTGTTTGCAGTGGAGGGGCTAGTGCCCCCTTCCACTAGCTTGTAGATGTCATCTACCAGTGTATCTACAGTTTTCACTTAGTCATTTCCTCAGCAGCAGCTAGGTCTAGATCACCGCAGGAGTAGGCTTCAAACTTACGAGCAACCTCAATGACAAAATCGGCGTACTCTTCAATGCTGCCCGGAGTGACATCCTCGCCACGTAAGTAGTTGTCTGTAGCTTTCACAGCGTTAGTGATGGAGTTCTGCCGCACAATTGCTCGATCGCCGTGTAGTGGAGGAATAGGGAACACCTTGCTAGGAGGGCTATAGGAGGGCTTAGAACCGCCTGCAACAGCACCAACTGGTGCAGGTGCACCCTCACCCTTAGCTAGCAGTCGAACGCTTGCCATGTCAATGTTCTTACCGTAGGTGTTCTCTGTATATTGGAAATCTACAGTGTCACCAATCTTGAATGTAGGCTTCTTGAATCCATAGCTGAAACGCTCACCACCAGCATGTACGGTGTACGCTGGCTTAGGGCCAAACTTGGTGGTTACTTCTTTAGTTGTGATGTTTTCAATGATGTAGCTCATGCTTCAATTTCCTCTTTGTCTTGCCAGTTAATTCCTGCTTCCACGCCAACACCTAGCTTGCATGGAAAGTCAATGTTGAAGATTGCTTTGAGTTGTTCTGGAGCACTCTCCAACGTCTTACGTGCTAGTGTTGCAACACTGTACAGCATATCTTTAGGTACGTCAAGTACCACAGAATCATGCACAGTCATTACTAGTTTCGCTTTCTCTGCGTAGCCAGCTTCTTCTAAATTACGTAGCAGAATGCCAACCATCATAGGTACAACGTCACCAGTAGCAAAGCCCTGAATGGGCCAGTTCTTTAGTTCTGTAGGACTGAATGACAATCCACCTTTGTATTCGCTAGGATACTTGTTAAAGATGTAATGTCGTCCTGTAGGACTGCTGTGAAAGTAAGTGTACTGGGGGCCAGCTTTATCTGGATCATAACTTACAACAGCTTCCTTCTCTGCTTTAGCCACTATTTCTTCATGGTAGCGTTTGACTCCTTTGTATCGGTTGTAGAATGTGTTAATGAATCTCTTAGCAGTTGCTCTATCACAACCACTCTGCGCCATAAGTGTAGACGCTCCGCCTCCGTAAACGAGTAGAAAGCTAAATCGTTTAAAGGGCTTCCGTTCTTTGTCAGTTGGATACCGACCATACATCTCCTTGTACAACTCTCTGTGCATGTCCCTACCGTTATTAATATCGTCAATGAGTTGTTGGTCATTGGCAAGGTAGGCCAGTGCAACCATCTCTAGCTGACTGTAGTCAAGTTCCAATATGTTGCCGTCACTGCCATAACGAGACACATACGCTCGCTTAACGTCACCTGTGTCTGTTTGGTTTTGCAGGTTTGGGTTGGTTGAAGATAGCCGTCCTGTCTTGGTTGCACAATGGTTAAGGTTTGGATAGATGTTGTCATCTGGAAATCGTAGTGATACCAGCCCTTCATAATAGGTGTCTTTGATCTTGGCGTACTCACGTATCTTCAATAACTCTTTTGCAATGTCATCACCCTTGTCTACAAGTTGTTTCAATACACTGTCGTCTGTTGAATAGTAGCCACTCTTACCAAGTTCACCAATGGGTTCGTACTTGCCTTTTACCTCACGCGTCTTCTCTACGTTCTTGTACTTGTCCTTACCATTCTTATACTTACCAACAAGTTCACGCACCACACACTTCTCTTGACCACCAAAGAAATACAGAGACAGTTGCTTAGGGCTAGCTGTGTCTAAGAATGGTTCTGCACTGGCAACTTTCGTTTGTGCCATGAGTAGATCAAAACCATATGCATCACGCTGTTTCTCTACATAGTTCCAATCTACACGCATACCATTACGGTTCATCTCAATAGTTGCACGTAACGCATCCATCTGTGTGAACATCAATGGCAAGATGTCTAGACCTTCTGCTTCTGCCCACTGTGCTTCAAAGATGGCAGCAGTGTTCTCTACGTCACCCTTCAAATAGTCTAGCAGTTCCTCCTTAGGAATGTCTTCAGTTTGTACACCAGCCTTCCAATAGGCTTTAATCTTGTCATCCTTCAGTGCGTGTTTGCCAATGTACTCGGCTGTAAGTTCGTCCAAGCTAGCGTACAAGTGCTTCTGACCACTGAGTAAGTAGGCAGCTAGCTGTGTATCCCAGATACGTGGCAGCTTGTTACTAGTATCACGATAGATGTACAGCAGGTCAAACTTAACGTTGTGCCCAATGACTAAATCAGCAGTGTCGCATAGTGTCTGCAAGGGTAGTAGGTTTAGCCCTACCTTGTCGTAATTATAGCCGTATGTACCTCCAATAACGTGTGTACCCCATGCAATGACCTTGTTACCACGCCACATAGGATTGCCACTGTTGTTGCCAACTGGACACCGAATGGTTGTCTCAAGGTCAATTACTAGGTTCATCTTGTCTTCCATTTAGAAACATAACGTGCCTTTGCAGGTTCAATTTCTACCTCGAAACATCCATGTCTGTGTGCCTCTAGTGTGTCAGGCCCACCGAACAGTTTGTTCTTTGGTACGTGAATGAATCGTTGCAAATCCATGCCGGGTTCATTACTCTTGCCAATTGTGACAATGGCATCAGCTTCACCAATCTTGTCGGTCTTACTACCTCGTAGTTGGTTCATCTGAATCCACTTCTCACCCTCACCTGTGCCGTCCACTTGGCTAATAGCAATGACTGGACAATATTCCTTTGCAACATCTCGTGCCCACTCATACAGCTTACCGATTCGTAGGTCTTCCCTAACTTCATAATCGAATCCGTGTACTTTGTCAAGTTGGTCGAAAATAATTAGACCGGGCTTAAACTCTTTGAACAACATGCTTATCTTGTTCACGGTCTTGATGCCGCTGTCGTCATCTAATATCAGAAACCTGTCACCACCAGCCGCTGTGAACAGTGCTTCGTAGGTTGCAGGATCAGCTAGCAATTCGCTACTAGTAACTTGTGACGTGGCTTGAATGACACGCATCATAACCTTGTTGCTAGCCTCTTCGTTGTTGATCCAAATGACATGCTCATCAGGTTGTAGCTGACTCATCATGTAGCTGGCTTCGCTAGCTGTGAATGTTGTCTTGCCTGTCTCAGGTCGTGCTGCAATGATGACAAAATCACCTTTGCGTAGTGGGCCTAGACTTACGTTTAGTTCCTTTAGCCTCCAAGATAAGCCCCCACTAGCCACGACACCAGAAAGATAGTCAAGGGATGGCTTAACAAATACTTCGTCTTTCTCAACACTTGCACCAATTTCTTTCTTGTAATGATTGAGCATCTCTTCAATAGATAGCAAGTCACCACCATGACCTGTACCAATCTTCAGACACACATCGTAAATCTGCGTAGCATAATCTGTCTCAATGAGTTTAGCTAGCAGTGCTTTTGTGATTGGTGGCGGCTTGTCAAGTGCCTCCTTCAAGTTGTCGAATGCAATTTCATATGTTGCAGGGTCTTTAATCTTCTTACCCTTAACAATGAAAAAGAATGTGCGAAACTCTCGGAAGTCAATGGTTGTACGTGCAGGATAGTTGTCCCAATATTCTCCTAGCACATTGAAAATCTCCAACGTAATTGGCGATACGTTGTGCTTCTTAACATGTTCTTTGAATCGCTGGTAGTCTACCTTGTTACTAGTAACTGCCAACAGATCAATGTCGTAACTCATTACAACTCCATTTCTTTTAATATATCCAGATCAATCTCCTTCGGCTGATGGTTGAACACTGCACTGATGTTAGGTATTAGTGGACTAACATCTACAAACAGCTTACGTGCTGCTGTGTGTCCTGCAACATCATCATCTAGCCATAACACTACTCTCTCATACCGTAGTGCAACTTTCTTCAACGCCTCTCCATCCAACTTAGTTCCCAACAAACACAAGGTTGGAAACCCTGCCATATGTAGCTTATAACTACTTAATAAATCTTCTACAACTACTAATGGTTTATTATCTTTAACTATAGTTGCATTATCTAAATAACTATATCTTTGTTTACTATAAGTAAGATATTTAGGTTTCTTATTATAACGCCTAACTTGGCAACCTACAATACCACCACTCACACCACTGAAAATTGGTAGCACAATGCCGTCTTCGGATTCTGTAATGTGATAGCCACTGCATTTAGGTTGATTGAATCCATATTGTGCCAGCCACAGTTGGCCCTCAATTGCAAACCTATCATAACTTGTTTCTTTTGTCAACTCGGTGTGTGTAGGTAGACGCGCACCTCTAAGAGATACCATAACTCTGGTATCTTCTTTAATGCGCTTAATTGTCTCCTTCGGTCGATAATAGCCGCTATCTCCACAGTTATGGCAGTGCCATAGGTAGGCTCCATCTACATTCTTAACATACAAACGTTGCTTATTGTCAACACCTGCTGGACAATCTTCGTGGTTATACTTGCCTTGTTGTCCTTCATCAAGCTCCTCAAAGTCAGGTGCATTACCTGTAAGTACAGCCAACGCTTGTTGTCCATAGTGTGTTGTCATGTGTGCTCCACAATCTTGATGTTGGTCATGCCTATAATTTGATGACAGACCTTGCATGGCTTTGCTAGCAAAGGCCTACCACTTTTACCATAACGTGTTACTAGTATGCGATGTGCTTTGTTCCAATCACATTTAAGCAATGCTGCCACCTCTGCATGTAGAAACACCTTATGCGGCTCACCCACTGATGCCGCTATACGGGCTTGCAATGGGTGTGTTTTAACGTAGGAGTTCTGACCTGTAGCCAGCAATCTCCCACGTTTGTCATATACAAATGCACTGACAGTTTGTTGACACATTACTTGCCAAACACTTTAGTGTACAACTCTTTGACACTCTTGCTGTCTTCAGCAGTCAGCTTCTCAAGGAATGACACTTGAAGTGCATACTCCACATCGTAACGCTTCTGCTTACGTGCCCAATTGATTAGGGTACGTGGCGACATTGTAAGACCAATCTTACCACTCTCATACGCTGAACGTACAAGGTTAGCCAGCCTCACCATGTCATGCGCTACCTTCTGCTCAACATCACTCTTACTAGTAATGATGTTAACCTCATGTGCTTGCGACAGATAGCCTAGCTTGATGGTATTGGTGAATCGGTCAATGGTTGCAGTGTTCTGCACACCTACACCTGAGAATGCACCAGTGATGTCGCCCTGCCCAACAGTGTTGCCAGCAAACACTAGCCTGAAGTTGTCGTTAGGAATAATGGTGCGGTCTTCGCTAGTACCGGGCTTCTCTTTGAGATAGAGATAGCCACCGTCTTCCAGCAGGTTCTGCATACCCATAGCAATCTCAGCAGGCATGAGTTCCCACTCGTCAACCAGGCACACAGCGCCATACTTAGCTGCTTCAGTAATTGCACCGTCTTCCCACACAGTTGCACCACCACGTACAACAAGTGTACCAAACAGACTAGATGATTCCACATCACCAGACATATTGATGCGAATGAATGGTCGATTCAGCTTAGCACACACATACTTAACCAGCGATGATTTACCGCTACCAGTAGGGCCAGTGATAAGGGTCTTGTCGCCATCCATCATACCTGCTACTAGTAATGCTGCTTCGTCTTGTTGCACTACATAGTCAGGATCAACATCAGGGATGAGTCGGTCAATGTCTGGAATGCCTGTCTTGTTGAGAACAAACACACCAAAGTCACCAAACTTAGGCTTGTAACCAAACACATCACTGAACCAAACTTGACCATCTTCCAGAGATACGTGCTTGGTAACAGGCGGTGGCTCAGGTGTAGCAGATTTAGATTCAGGTGCTTTCTTGCCGAGATGTGCAGCAATGGCTTTTGCAACGCGATCATTCAAGTCAGGTGTTGTCATGTTAAATACTCCGGTCAATGATGGAGAGAATTGTAGGGGACAGTTGGTTAAGATCGTTTACTACTACGTTCTTTTTATAAAAACGAGTAACATTAGTATCCATAATGCCAATACCATAAACGTCTACTCCAAGTTGTTCTGCCGTGTCAATTGCATGTTTAGTGTACCAGTCAACGTTACCAGCATGGTCACGGCCAGCAGGACTGCCGTCTGACAATACTACCAGCACTTTGCGGTGCTCCTTGCGTCCTATCAGCTTACTAGTAGCATATGCTACAGCATCACCGTCACTGTTCTGCCATAGTGCACCACTCACTTTGTCAAACCTGTTAATGAGTTCTTGTTGCGGTGTCTTCTCGCCAAACTCTGAGAACAGCCACACTAAAGGATATTCCTCTTCCACAGTGTTGCTAAACCCATAGATTGAATAGGCAATGTTTAGGGGCTTCAGTGCTTCTGCAAATGCACCAGCACCAGCACACGCCATGTCAAACTTGCGACCAGACATACTACCACTGCAATCTACCAGCAGACATACAGCAGTGTCTGTTGTGTCACTTACAACACGCTGACGAAACACCTTGGTAGAAAACTTGTCGTCACCACTGATGATGCGATGCAGACTACCATTGTGCAGCTTGCCTTTAGTCTTGCCATACTCATACCTGTCACGGCTACGTGTCTGCAATTTAAGGCGTAACTTGTTAGCCATTGGTCTAGCGTTACTAGTAATGTAGTTGCTAACATCATGCTTGTGCATGTATCCAATGTGCATGTGTTCGTCTACAATTTTAGGCATAGCCTTGTCAAAGTTGACGATGACATACTCATTAGCATTAGGGATAGCATATGCGCCCTTCTCAATGGGTTGAGCTGTCATGTGAATGCCTGTGCGCGTAGGCTTATGCTCGTGCCCCATAGCTTTCATTAGCTTGTCAACATTGATTAAACGGTCTACATCGTCGTCAATGGGCTTACCCTCACCGTCACCCTTGTCACCACCTTTGCCCTTGCCTGTGCCGTCGTCACCCTCACCCTTGCCCTTGTATTCTTCAGGGTCTTGATCGTATAGGTCTTTAAGGATACGCTCTGCCAAATCCATAACTTGTGCAGCTTCACCATGCTCACGTACTGCAATGAGTTCTTCGCTGTACTTATCCAGCTTAGCTAGCCGTGTACGTGCATCATCATCAATGGCTGTTGACATCTGTGCCTGTGCTTCTACGCTTGATGCAATCCAGTCACGCAAACTAGCGTCCCACACAAACAGAGGCAGTGTCAGTAGCTGCTGTTCTCGCAGTTCTTTGTCTGTGCTTGATGTGTGTTTCTTGATGTCGTCAGCATACACATACCAGAAATCATTACTAATAACACGGTCACCTGCATACTCCATATCGTTGCGATAGTCAATGCGATGATCTTCAATTAGATTGTTGATAAGGGCCAACAAACCGCCGGGTTTTACTTTATTTAAAAATGTAAAGTCACTGTGCACCACATGGCTTGTCTCATGCTTTACAAAGTAACGCATACGGGTTAGCCACTCTTCGCTGGTTTTGCTTGTAATTGCAGGCAGATAGATGGTTTTACCGTCAGTTCGTGGTGTTGAGTCTGGTTTGTCCCACTGCACGTTAACACCGCTATTAGTAGCACACGCTGCTACGTATGTCTCAAACTGTTGAACGTCAAGTAGATTCATAGTAATGCTTCCTCATCAGTTTCTGGTGTTGGTTTCTGCTTTGGCACACGTTTACCTAGAATGGCTTGGCTTTCTGCTGTACGCTCACCATTAACCTCAGGGAACGGCCAAAACGTCAGTTTACTTTCGTCACATCTGGATACATGTACGTCACAAATATCTGATTGAATTCTGAATCCAGCCATGGCTCTACATCCTCCAATCCGTTATTAGTAACATACTGTCGCAGCAATTCATTCTTAAACTGCTGCTCGTGATCGTCGTCATGCAGAATGATGACGGACCCTAATTCATCCCTCATGACATTCATCCTCCATGCTTTCATAGTCGTTGAGATAGCAGCGATATGCAATAGGGTCAATGGCTTTCAGTATCTGAGATGCATAGAATACCACACCACACACCTCAATAGTGCCGTACACCTCGTCAAGATATTGGTCAAAATTATTCATGATGTTCCTCAATTGATAAAGTAAATGATTGCGCCAACGATTATAAAGGCAGCCAGTATTTCCATACTATCGCCACAATATGTCAAAGAAACCTGCCAGTGCTACTAGTAACACTAGGCTGACAGCAATTGATTCGATAATGTCTCGCATTATACAGTTGCTCCAAGTGCACGTAGACGGGATTTTGTGGTGCGTGTAGGCCAGCGGGCCAGTGTTTCTTTATTGACAAAGAATTTTACATCACGATAGAGAAATGTTCCGATGTGATTGCCATGCAAATATACCTTGGCTTGCTCCATTCGTGCATGTGTAGGCTCGTCAAGCTCACACTCATACACTACCTCAGTATTGGCATTCTTCCAGTTCTTACGATGTGCCACTGCCATACACATTTCTTTTTCAATCTTACGCATGTTTCTTGCTCCAATAAAATGAGAATCCAAAGCGCCACACCTTAACAAAGTGTAAGCCACCGACCTTTTTGTAAGATATTTTACGCATGATAATTTACCAGTTCCTGACTTTTACTTCAAACTGTTGTTCGCGTTCATCGTCACGCATTACAAATGCCTCGCATGGATAGTTGTCATATCGTGTTTCATCTTCTGCCCACTGAGCAAAAGCTAACGCTTCTGTTTCAGTTTCAAAGTAATGCCAAGTTACGCCAAGGCAAGGCAACATATCACGGCTATATTTCATGGTGTTTGCAGGGAGTTTGCACTCCCTGTCCTCATTACTAGTAACTTATTCCTGAGAATTCTTGGCTTGCAGGATGGAGTCTGCCAACAGTGCCACCTTACCCCACAGTGTAGCGAGTTCGTCTTGCGTGAACACCTCACGTGTCTCACTGTTCCACTTCTTTTCTGCACCATCAAGGAATGCAAGCATCCGGTCAAAGTCACTCTTGGCTTCTTGCAATTCACTCTTACCCTTGGGCATTGGATTGCCAGCATCATCGCTCTCGATGTTGCCACCGTCGTCACGCTTCCACACGTCAACACCGTTACTAATAGCTTTCCCGATGACAGATTTTGCCGACCGAAGGGAGTTCTTTTCTTCCTTGGACAATTCTTTCATGGCTTCCAGTTCTGCCACTACTCGCTTGTGTTCCTCGTCCAGTTTTTCCACGTTATCCGGTGCACATGGATAGCAGGTAGCTCGCACATAATTGGCCCATACACCCTGCCCTGCCTCACGGCTGATGTCTTTACCCTCTTTGGCTTGTTGCAGTGCTACGCGCAGTTGATTTTCAAACATGATGATTCCTTTGCAATTGATTGACTTACTAGGCTTGATTTCAGGATGCTACTAATAACACCCTGAAGAAAACCTAGTGTTTTCTGTGGGTATCTTCCCCACTGTGCTACCAATTGACGGACTAAGTAGCTTCATCCTTCACCCCTAAGGCACTCGTACGGACTTTGGGTAGCCGTAGTCAAAGCTTGCCTGCAACATTTATTTATACAGCTTGATGTTGCTTGCTGTCATTTGCCTCTATTTTACATGCGAAGCTTACATGAAACTTACAAAGAACATTTGTTGTCTTTTCACAACACCAGCATTCGGTACGATTACCGCTTGCATCGTATGGCTTTCATTATACACATGAACCTTACACGAAACTTACAGGGATAGTCTGACAATTGAAAGTGACTATTTGTGTCTGGTGCACTGTTCGGTGCATGACTTTCATTATATGCCTGATTCTTACACCAAGCTTACAACTACTTGTCAGGATGTGTTGCAAGATTACAACACCTTCGCTAACTAGGTTAGCTTCGCTGCCCATGCCTTCCATTATGCACCCAATCCTTACACCAAACTTACAACTGAAGTGAGTACCTTAGTACGTATAAATATTGCCCCTATATAGAGGCCTCGCGGCCCCTAGTACGTATAACATGCAATATAATACTTATTATTACTCAGCTATATATAATAATATTATTAGTAACATTATATAAATAGTTGATATATAATATATTTATAGTATATAATATATATAATAATAATATACTGGGGGTAGTATAGATAATATAATAGATATAAACACATAATATATTAACTATAGTATATATATAATATAATAACTAATAATATATATATATAATATAATAA